TTCGTCAAGTTTGGTAACTTTAATGATATTAAAAAAATTATTAAGTCCAATCTATTTTATCCAACGTTTATTACGGGTCTGTCGGGTAATGGTAAAACGTTATCTGTTGAACAGGCTTGTGCTCAACTTGGAAGAGAACTGATCCGTGTAAACATTACTATTGAAACAGATGAAGATGATCTTATTGGTGGCTTCCGTCTTATTGATGGGAACACCGTCTGGCACAATGGCCCAGTCATTGAGGCCCTCGAACGGGGAGCCATCTTGCTCCTTGATGAGTTGGACCTCGCCTCAAATAAAATCCTTTGTCTTCAATCAGTTCTTGAGGGGAAAGGAGTTTTCCTCAAGAAGATTGGTAGGAACGTTTCCCCAAAGGCAGGTTTTAATATCTGTGCAACAGCAAACACAAAAGGAAAAGGATCTGACGACGGAAGATTTATTGGTACTAATGTGCTCAACGAAGCATTTCTTGAGCGATTTCCAATAACCTTTGAACAAGAGTATCCTTCAACTGCTATTGAACAAAAAATCCTTGAAGGGGTAAGTCTTGACCTTGGTATTGAAGACCGTTCATTCATCAAGTATCTTTGTGACTGGGCTGACATCATTCGTAAGACTTTCTATGATGGTGGTGTGGATGAAGTCATCTCTACCCGTCGTTTGGTTCATATCGTCCGTGCTTACAGTATCTTTGATGATAAAATGAAGGCGATTCAGGTTTGTCTTAATCGTTTTGATGACGAGACAAAACAATCCTTTATGGAATTGTATGACAAGGTTGATGGTGAAGTTCAGATATCACTTGACACAGAAGCAATGAAAAACTTTGACATTACGAGAACTCTTTGATATAATTGGGGGAGGTAATACTGCCTTTCCTTTATTATGGACAGCATAACTTTTATTAATGGATTACATATGGATGACAAAATTGAATTGACTGACCTTAAATCATTTCCCAATAGGAAGTATAGTGAAGACAAAATCTTGAAAGAGTTGTCAGATTATATTTCTGGCACATACAATCAACATTATTCTGTTGGTACTGATAGAGTACAAACACTTGACCTCATTGAAGCCTGTGGAGATGGTGAATCATTCTGTCGGTCTAACATTCTAAAGTATGCCTCTCGATATGATAAGAAAGGTACAGCAAGACGTGACATCTTAAAGATTCTGCATTACGCAGTTCTTCTGTTACACTTCAATGACAAAAACGCACAACGTGAAACTTACCCTCAATGACAATGAAACTCTCTGACAAGACTGTAAACATCCTGAAGAACTTCTCTTCTATCAATCAGTCTATCCTTTTCAAGGAAGGTAATAAACTCCGAACTATTTCGGTTATGAAAAACATTCTGGCAGAGGCTGAGATTGATGAGGATTTTCCTAGGGACTTTGGTATCTATGACTTGAATCAGTTTCTTAATGGTTTGAATCTTCATGCTAGTCCTGACCTGGACTTTGATAATGAAGGTTATGTTGTTATTAAAGAAGGTCGTTCTCGTTCTAAGTATTTCTTTGCTGATAAGAATGTTATTGTAACCCCTCCTGACAAAGATATCACTCTTCCTTCTGAAGATGTGACCTTTGATCTGGATACCCAACAGTTGGATAAACTCCTCAAGGCTGCTGCTGTTTATCAAGTACCTGATCTCTCTGTCGTTGGTGAGAATGGTGTTGTTAAAGTGGTTGTCCGCGACAAGAAGAATGATACATCAAACAACTTCCAAATTGTTGTTGGTGAGACAACTTCTGAGTTCTTCTTTAACTTTAAGGTTGAGAATATCAAGATTATTCCTGGAACATATGAGGTTGCTGTATCCCAGAAACTCCTGGCTAAGTTCACTAACAAGAACTATGACTTGACTTATTATATTGCACTGGAACCTGATTCTACTTTTGGAGGTTGATGTGACACAGTGGGAACTGACATACAGACTTCCCACCACGGGAAGTAAGTATCATAAAATGATTGTGGAAGCAAATTACCAACATGATGCAAAAAAGATTGCACAGGCTCAAGTTCCCTCTGCCACGATTTGTGGTGGGGCAAGACGTGTCCGTTGATGTTCCTATGAGAATTGTGGGTAGTATTACTGTAATTGCTGCCTACTTTGTTGTCTTACATGTGAATGTGTTGGCAGGTGTTGTGATGAACGTCATAGCAGATTGTTTATCAGTCCCATACTTTGTAAGAACTAAATCATGGGATGTAGTTATTATGCTAAGTTTTTTATTAGCAATCAGTTTCAGTAAATTATTAACATGACAAATTGGAAAGAAAAATACAATGAATTGACAGACGGTGAACTCAATAAAATTGCAGTTCTTCGTGTCATGGAATGTACTAATGGAATTATTCAACATGCCTTCCGTGATAAGACTTCGGATGCATTATCTGTTGAAGACACAAGAACAGTCATGAAGTTCAGTATGTCATGTATAAAGAACCTGGCGATTCCTCTTAAAGAGGAAACTCTTACCTTCAAACCTACAACAGAAAAACTTCTTCTTCGGGCTAGAGAACTCTACATTAGTGGTGTTAAACATGGTAATGATGAAGATTATACAGAGTTCATGGAAATCTCTGAGGCCACTGCACAGGTGTGTGGTCTGAAAAGAATCATCGATGCCAAGAAGATTCTTGAACAAAACGTTGACGTGTTCCCCCCAGGCACATTAGATTGGGGTGTGAGTTACCTTATGCAATTCTTTACTGATGAATATCTTCGTGACTTCTTCCAATCCGGTGGATTCGGCAAGAGTCCTTCCTGACAAGCACATCGTCAAGATGCCATTAGAGACCTGTCAGATGCTCTCTATAGTCGCCTCAGACAAGTGGGGTCAGAAGTATGGATTCCTTCCTAAACTAGATGGGACTCCTTACAAGACAGAGAAAGGTGCATTCCGTAACCATCCCTGTACGATATGGGCAAATGAGACTGTCGCAAATTCCCGATGGTTGATTCGACATGGTCTTGCATTATGTGAAGAGTATTCTAATAGGTATGGAAAAATTCATTCATGCCTTCATACTCTTGCATATGCAAATAAAATCTTTCCATTAGACGCCACTCATCAATCAAAACTTACTCCTTTTGTTCGTGCAATGCCAGAGGAGTATAAGTTTGATGATAGTATTTCTACTATTGAAGCATATAAAATGTACATTGCATCTAAACCATGGGTGAAGGACAACTACCTTCGTCTTCCTGATCGTAAACCTGAATGGGTATGACAAAACACTTTAAACAAACATGTGACAAACCATATGATCGTCATGATTATAAAATGGTATACTCAAACAATCAATCTGTTGTGGTAGGTTCATACGAACAAGTTCGACAACTTTGGTGGGAAACTCCACCACAATTTCAATCTCATATTGAAGTATTGGATAAAATTGACAACCGTCCTAAAGGTATGACTAAAGGATTTGTATGATCATTGACTATGACTACAATCAAGTACAAGTCCCACAAGAGATAGTTGATTTCTGTGATCACTTCACCTATAATACTGAACGTGATGAACTGAGGTACCTTGATTGTGTCTACATGCATATGGGGTATTATGGCGGTGACCCTGTACAACTTGAACAGATGAGACAACGTATTTTACCTATTTTTTGAATTTATTATGAACAATGATTTCTTGTGGGTCGAGAAATATCGACCACAGACTATTGAAGAATGTATCCTCCCCGAGGCTACAAAGAAGACCTTTAAAGAGTTTCTAGATAAGGGTGAGGTTCCTAACCTTCTTCTTTCTGGTCCTCCTGGTGTAGGTAAGACCACTGTTGCTAAAGCCCTCTGTAATCAACTTGGAGTAGATTCATATGTCATCAACGGATCCGATGAAGGTAGATTTCTTGACACTGTACGGAATCAGGCCAAGAACTTTGCTTCGACCGTATCACTTTCGTCAGATGCAAAACACAAAGTCATCATCATTGACGAAGCTGATAACACAGGGAACGATGTACAACTCCTCTTACGGGCAAACATTGAGACGTTTTATAGTAACTGTCGATTCATCTTCACTTGTAACTACAAAAACAAAATCATCGAACCGTTACATTCTCGGTGTGCCGTCATCGACTTTGGAATCAAGGGAAAAGAACGACAGGAAATTGCAGCAGGATTCTTCAAACGTCTCCAAGAAATCTTGGATGCAGAAGGTATTAAATATGATAACAAGGTCCTGGTAGAACTCATCAACAAACACTTCCCTGATTGGCGTCGTGTTCTGAATGAGTGTCAACGTTATTCCACTAGTGGAAGTATTGATTCTGCTATTCTCGCATCATTCTCTGACGTATCTGTAAATGATCTCATCAAAAACCTCAAAGAAAAGAACTTCTCCGAAGTTCGCAAGTGGGTTGTTTCTAACCTGGACAATGATGCTAGTGTCCTTTTCCGTCGTATTTACGATGCTCTTGTTGTTTCCCTTGAAAACAATAGTATTCCTGCTGCTGTGTTGGTTCTTGCTAAGTATCAGTATCAGGTTGCGTTCGTGGTAGATCAGGAGATCAACTTCCTTGCTGCTCTAACAGAAATAATGGTGGAGTGTGAATTCAAATGACAGGTATTCCGACTAAAATTGGTATGGCCCTTATCATAGTTTATTGGTTGGCTATGGGGGGTATGGTTATTAATGCATACTATAATCAGGATGTTTTTATTGATGGAGTGAGTTTAAGTGACTAAATCTAAAACAAAGAAAAGACACCAAGTAAAATCCAGATGGTATTATATCTTCTGGGGTACGGCAACTATATCTGTAGTTCTGGGTCAACTTTATGTTGGAACTGGATACTATCAGATGGCTAATAAAGTAAATACCATATTGGAAAAATTAAAATGAATGTAAAACTATTTCGTATCATCACTGGTGAAGAAGTGATTGCAGAACTTCTTTCTGAAGATGAATCAACTGTGACTCTTCAGAATGGTCTAGTTGTTCTCCCTTCAGGACAGAGTGTTGGGTTTGCTCCATGGGCAATGGTGATTGATAAGGATCAACCTGAGATCACGGTAAGTAGAACACACATCGTATACATCGCTGAGGTTGATGAAGGTATCACCAAGAAGTATAATGAGGTGTATGGAAGTAAACTGGTAACACCAGACAAAAAGAAATTGATTCTTTAAATTATGGAACTTAAGGACTGGTTGAACTCAATTAATTTTACCAAGGAGAATCTGATTAAAGATGAACCTTCTTTGGCAAAAGAATATCCACCATACATCATCAATCGTTGTCTCTCTGGACACATGGATTGTATTATGTTCGCCAACGAGATGAACAAGTACAGTTTTTTAGATAAAGATATGCAATATGAATTTTATCTAAATATATTGAGAAAGAGGAAGAGATTCTCTCCCTGGCTCCGCAAAGATAAGATCTCAGATTTAGAGATTGTGAAACGTTACTATGGTTATAGTAATGAAAAGGCTTCTCAGGCTTTGAAAATTTTATCCAATGAGCAACTTAATTTTATTAAACAACGACTTGAAACTGGTGGAAAAAAATGACACAGACTGTTGAGCCTCAGGTTGATTGGTCAAGAGACCAAATGGTAGAGGTTAGGCTAAATGAACCTGATGATTTCTTAAAAGTTCGTGAGACTCTGACCCGTATTGGGGTTGCCTCTAGAAAAGAAAAGAAACTTTACCAATCCTGCCATATTCTTCATAAGCAAGGTAAATACTATATCGTACA